CCACTATGCAGCCCGGTCCCGGCGAAACACAAGAATCTATCGACGACCTTCACGGTAAGAAGGCCGCTGACGACGACAAGAAAGCCGACGACGACAAGAAAGCCGACGACGACGAAAAGAAGGCCGGCGACGACGAAGACAAGAAGATCCCCACCGGTCTCAAGAACCGGCTCGACGGCGCGCTCAACCGCGCTCGTGAAGCCGAAGCGGAACTGCGCAAACTGCGCGCCGAGCAGGCCAACGAGCCCGCACCGGAGCCCGCGAAAGGCGACGACGACGGCACTCTGACGATTGCCCAGGCTCAAGATCGTGTTGCTGAGCTGGATGGCGAGATCGCGAAAGCGCTCAAGGACGAAGAGAAGACCGACCAGGACGTCACCGCGTTGCTCCGCGAACAGCGCGAGCTAACGGAAGGCATTCGCGAGGCGCGATCCGAAGAGGAGCGAGCCGCGACTCAGGCACGCACGACTGAAGAGATTCAGTTCGACCGCGTAGTCACTGAGTTGGAGGAGCAGATCCCGATGCTCAATCCAGAGGACAAGGAGAACTACAACGAGGATATCGTTCAGGAAACGATCACGCTCGCCCAGGCACTGCATGGGCAGGGTAATCGCTCCCAAGCCGACTCGATGCTCCTGGCCGTGGACTACATGAAGGAGAAGCTCGGTGTCAGCGGTACGACCGTCGCCGACGTGAAGAAGACCACAGACGTGGAGAAGAACGTCGGCATAGCCAAGAAGCTGCCGCCCGATTTGCCCGGTACCCCCGGATCTTCGAGCGATAAAGGTGGTCTCACCGGCGAGCTTTCCGACGCTGCCCGTATGACCGATCCGGAGTTCGAAGCGCTCACTGCGGACGAGCAGAAGCTCAGGCAGTTGCGGGGCGACTTCGGATAGTCTATTCTCCGCGCGAAGAGGTTAGTTCCCGGCTCCTCTACAAAAAACTCCGGGAATGAGTTTTCGGTTGGCGTACGATATGACGCCCGTGCATCGAACCACGTTAAAGGGTCGCTTTTCGGTTACCGACACGACAGTTCGGGAAACTCTAACAGGTAAACACAAACGAGGTTTAACAAAATGGCTCTTACCAACTTTGCTTCGCTCACCGATGAGCAGAAGACAATTTGGGCCAAAGATACCTGGAAGAACGCCCGCAACGCCATGTTCCTCAATCGGTTCCTTGGCGATGGCTCCAATAGCATGATCCAGCGGATCAAGGAGCTTCGCAAGACCGAGAAAGGTGCACGAGCCGTCATTACCCTGGTCAAGGACCTGGAAGGTGACGGTGTCGCGGGTGATCGGACCCTCGAAGGTAATGAGGAAGCGATCCTCTCTTTCGATCAGGTCATCCAGATTGACCAGCTGCGTCACGCCAACCGTCACGAGGGCCGCATGGCCGATCAACGGTCGGTGGTCGAGTTTCGTGAGAACTCGCGCGACACGCTGGCCTATTGGCTCGCCGACCGCACCGACCAAATGGCATTCCTGACGCTGACCGGCGTTTCGTATGCGTTCAACAATGATGGCTCCGCCCGCGTGGGTTCCGAGCTGCCGTTCTTGGAGTATGCAAACGACGTGACGGCTCCAACGACTCTACGTCACCGGAACTGGGATGACAGTGCCGACTCGCTGGTCGCTGGCGATACCTCTACGGTAGCCGCCGACGATCTGCCCAGCTGGCGCATGCTGGTCAAGATGAAAGCGTTCGCAAAGATCAATTTCATCCGTCCAATCAGGGGAGAAGGTCCCTTCTCGGGCAAGGTCATGTACAACGTGTTCATGCACCCGGATGCCATCGCGCATCTGAAGCTCGATCCGGACTTCCTCGCTGCATGGCGCAACGCGATGCCTCGCTCGACGAGCAACGTGCTGTTTCGGGACGACGACGTGTACTACGTCGACGGCCTCGCCATTCGCGAGTTCTTCCACGTGTATAACACCCTCGGAGCAACCAGCACCGTGGACAAGTGGGGTGCCGGCGCTGACGTCGATGGCTCCGCGACTCTGCTTTGCGGTTCCCAGGCCATGGGCTTTGCCGACATCGGCGATCCCTACTGGGTCGAGGACGGGTTTGACTACGAGAACCAACAGGGTATCTCGTTGGGCAAGATGTGCGGTCTGAAGAAGCCAGTCTTCCGAAGCCACGCGTCCGGTACCGACGAAGACTTTGCGGTGCTCCGCGTCAATCACGCCATCTAGGAGGTAAACTGATATGCCTATTCTTAAGGATCAGGGTCGTCAGTGGCCTCTCAGCGCGGAACTGGTCATTACGTATGACCAGGACTTCGGTGTCGATAGTGCAGCCGACAGCGCCGTCATTCAGGAGGCGATCCGCCTTCCGGTTGGCGCTCGTGTAGTCGGCGGCGAGATCGTTGTCGAAGAGGCATGGGACAATGGCACCACGGCAACCGTGGACGTCGGTGACAGTGATCCGGATCGCTACACCGCTTCTCCCGTCGATCTGACCAGCTTGGGCCGCACGGCTCTTACGCTGGATGGACTGGCGGTCGCAGCGGCAGATCGAGACGTGTCTTTGGACCCGATCTTCGCAGGTACCGATGCCACCCAAGGCCGTGCATATCTCCGTATCGAGTACGTCATCGAGGGTAAGGCTAATGAGAATCAGCCGCTCGATGTCGACGAGTACGGGTCTGCCCGCGTCGCGTAACCACTGCACCCTATGTGCAAGCTCGGGGGACTGAGACCACAAGTCTCAGTCCCCTTTTTTATTACTGAGAGAGGAAATGTGTGATGAGTAAGAAGCGGAGAGGCATGACCGAAGTCGTGTCGAACAGAAACTACACGCTGGCGACGACCAAAGGTCATGTCGTCAGATTCTACAAAGGGATCGCGAAGTTTATCCCTAATGTCATCTTGGAGGACGCTGTCGCTGTAGGCATCGTACCGACAGACGAGAAAGACCTACCGAATGCCGAAGAACGCAACCCCTTGCTCCCGCACGCTGCGGTCGGGGCTGAACGCGTCCGACAGATTCGCGAGGTCGTCGAGGCGCTCGTAGAGCGCAACCAGCGCGGGGATTTCGCCGCCAGCGGCCTACCGAGTATTGCCGTTGTGGGCGACGCCCTCGGCTACAAGATCGAGCAGTCTGAGCTGGGCAAGGTCTGGCATACGATTCGACAGGAGCGGGCAGAAAGTCGTATCCTAGATCAGGACGAAATGGCCTTCCAGGCAGGACCGGTGAAGCCGGAAGACGCCTCGGAGCTGGCTGTCGCCCTTGGTGATGCCATCGCCTCGGTAATGACCGACGGTAATGACGATGACTTCACTGCTGCCGGCGCGCCGACTGTACGCAGTTTGGAGAACCGGCTTGGGTACGATCTGACGGAAGACGAGCGAGACGAAGCGTGGAAGACTCACAAGGCTAAGACAAAAGGGTCAGCAACGACCTCCAAGTCAAAGCCGAAGGAAGAGACCGCTGAATAATGGGTTACACCGCCGACGAGCTAGCAAACCGCTTTCGCAGAGACACCGACGATATCGAAGGTGGCAGCGGAGGCGCGGATTATCTCTGGTCTGACGACGACGTCTATTCGTACATGTACGAGGCGCAGCGCGTATTCGTGCGGCGCACGCACCTGTTTCGGAAGACGCACCCGTTCCTTCCGGCGATCACAGAGATAGCCTACACAGCGCCTGTTGGCACACCCGTTAACGCAGACGGCTTCGTTTCGCCGCACGACAGCATCATCCGACCGCTTCGCGCGAGGATGGTCATAGGTACTACCACCCACCCTCTCAAGATTCTCACCGCTGAGAATCTTGATGAGGGGCGGTTGGAAGTGCAGGACTACGGTCGGTTCTTCAGACGCGACTGGCAGGACAGAGCGGGCCAGCCGCTCTATTTGATCACCGACATGCAGGAAGACATGTGGCGCATCGCGCCCATTCCCGAACAGGACGGCACACTTGAACTGACAGTTGAGCACTTACCGCGCCGCGATGTAACGCGCGGGCATCCGCTCGAAGTCACAGAGCGCGAAGACCAATTCACGATACTTCTATTCATGAAGCATCTTGGGTACTTGAAACAAGATGCTGATACCTACGACAAGGAGCTGTCCGATAAGATGGAGGCCGCGTTCGAGAAGAAGGCAGACGATAGGCGTCGTGAACTCCGACGTAGTCGTTTCCGTCACCAAGGTATGCGCTACGGGGGCATTGATTTTTAATGGTCCGTAAAGCACGCATACTGAACGAACCGCTTGACCGGAAAGTAGAACTCGCAGGGCTTCGCACTGCGGACGATCCATTTGAAGTTGGGTTTGATGGTCTCGTTGTCGCTGACAACGTGGATATGCGCCGACAGAAGAAAGTCGAGCGCCGGCCCGGTTTCGCAGATACTGGCTACGTGCCAGGGGGGACTATTCACAGTGCCTGGGCAGACAGACAACTATTCATCTTCCAAGAAGACACAGAACTCAGACGGTTCGTTTCTCCCACGGAAACCTACACTCTACGAACTGGCCTCACGGCGGGGGGAAAACTCTCTGCTTACAGAATCGGTGGTAGTGTGTACTGGAGTAATACCACCGAGAACGGAGTTATCGAAGCCAATGGAAACGAAAGAACTCTTGGA